TGACATTCTCACCTATTAAAAAAAGTTTGAATAAACACTTGACTTATTGGACCCATTGTGGTATAATATAACTAGAGAATGAGAAAAGGGAATAATCCCAATAACCCAAATGAGAGAACATTATGGAAACAATGATAACAGGAAACGCAATTGATTTGAGTCTAAACAGAAGTTTAGAAGAACTCGTTAGTTCATATTTTGAGGCTGACGCAGCCGGAATAGAGTTGGATGAAGATACACGTCCAGAAGAACTCGATGATTATTATGTATTAGAAAACTACCTTGCAGATATGGGTGCAATATAATAGGAGAATATTATGAGAATGGAAATTGAAAAAGTCCTAGAGGCTATGAAAGAAGATTACAAACGTTGGAGTATGATGGGCAGAACGGTTCATCAAAACGTTGACAAGTTTTGTAAAGATGTAGAAATCAGGGATGCAATGATTGAAAATTATTGTAGTGGCCTTGAGGTAAAAGAAAATAGTAGGTACTGGAAAATCACTGCTACGAATGGCGGTGGAACTTCAAGGTCTGTTTCAGGCTTTATTGTAAAAGCCGGAGATAAGAAATTCCGTGAAGGTGATATGTTGAAGGCCGCCGGATGGAACGCACCAGCAAGGAACTTTGCCAGAGGTAACGTTCTTGATGGACGCGGAGTTAATGAGGTTCGTTGGACCGGAATAGGTTAGTATGTTGTTGAATTTTCACAGTTTAAAATTTAGCATTTTATTTTTTATAGCCTATTCTTATATCAGTTTTTTTGATAAGTGGAATTGGTATGTAATGTATGTACTTCAAACAGGTACATTATTTTCATTAAAATAAAAATAAGGGTTGATGTAGAGCTCAAAGGTAGAGCAAATCTATGAATATGTCCTTTGGAATATATGGAGAACTAGATTTACTTGAGGGTGAATTGTCGGTGTTAGGTTCGATTCCTAACCATCAACCTTTTTAAAAAAACTACGTGAGTGAGTTTTACCCGGCCGAAACGCGGACGCTGGTTTTTTAACTCACTTTATTTTATAATGAGAGAAACAATGAAAAATATTATTTACACTTTACTAACTGCATGTATAGTTGCATCTTGTGCAGATGTACCAGAAGAATATAGTAATACTGAAACTTTAGAAAAACCAGCTAGTAATAATTTACAATATGTTGATATTGCTAATGCCAAATCTTTATTTATAAGTAGTTCAACCGGTAGCGGTAGGACAAGTTCACGCGGTGAAGCAACAAAAAATAAATTATTTAAGATTACTGAGGATGGAGCAGTTCTAGAAATTGAATATAAAGATTCTGATAATAATTCTTATACTGTAACAAAACAACCAATTTCAATCGATAATGTAAATACAGATTATGTTGTTTTTTCTTTTGGTACAGATAAAATTAATGTAACTGAATGTTATCTTGCAAATAAGTCTACCGGAGAAGTTTATTTATTAGGAAGTTCAAATCATCCAATGGGAATAGGATCAAACTGTCCTGTACCACAAGGCCAGTCAACAGAAAAAATGATATTAACAGATAATAAAAACAATTTTTATTATCGTTATTATGCTCCAGTAGAGGGGTATTACCTACGCCAAGTAAACTACAGAGATTCAGATAATATTACCGCAACACAACATATAGTTGATACTGAAAGTATTGACCATTTTGTTGTTGATTCAAATGGAAACATTGCTTATACAGCAAGTATTGGGGGTAAGGAAGTATATAGAATGCGAGAGAGTGATGGTAGTTATTACAATTTATCATATACTCAATATTGGATAGGTTTAGATGGAAACATAACATCTAATGAATATATAACTAATCAACATTATAAATTTAAACTATCAAATAAATTAATATTTGTTTTGCCCGGTAGTGACACTCCTATTGTAATTGATAATGGAACTGAAATTAATACTTTAAATTTACCTCTTTCAGAAATAAGTATTGCAAAGTCATCAAGCAATTATGTTTATATATCTGGAACTGATAACAGTAGTGACAATACTGTAATTGTGAAATTTAATCCTAACGATAACAGCTTTAGTCAAATATATACTGACGGAACTTATAACCTTTATAATTTTAATGTAACAAGTGATGATTATATTATCTTTTCAGCATTACAAATGAATGATGGTAAAAATGTATTAGGGAAAATAGATAAAGATGGAGATTTAACGATTACTTATGAAAGTGATGATGAAAAAATCATAATTTTGGAAACTATAAATTAGAGAAAACAAATGGCAATGAGAAAAAAAGTTAAACCAATTAGAAAAACAAAGACACTTACTGTAGCTCAAAAAGAAGCTCAAAGAATCCGTCTTGAAAAAATGAGGGCGAAGAAGAAACCGCCAGAATATAAAAATGTTCATCCGTATGTTTTAGATCTTGGTGATGAAGAACCGTATTCCTTAAAAAATGTTAAGGAGTGGATCAAGCATAATAAGGAAATGGTTTCAATGCTTACTACTCGGGCACGAAACAAGGATTTGTCTCCAAATGCTAAGCAACAGGCTCTCAATCAAGCAGACAACAAAAAAGCATTTATTAGATACATAGAACATTATATTAAAACTGGCGACTGGATAGGGATGTTTTCAGGACAAAATGAAATGAAGAAGGTGATTCCTAAAGTAGTCGCTATGGCATACTATCCAAATGGCACACCAAAGAGAACTGTAGGATATTGGTATCCAGATATTAAAGCTGTGTGGACTAACGAGCTGGAAACAATCAATCGACATCGTACAGTAAAAGCAATACATGCCAAGACTGATAAACAATTTACAGCAAGCTTATGATTTGTTCTTATTGTTATACACCACGAATTAAGCCGAAACATGATGTTAGTCATTGGTGGAATAATCCGCCTGATCACGCTTATGTATGTACAGATAAATGTTATACTAAACTAGAAAAACTTGTTAAAGATGGAACGTGGATGGATTATAAACCACCCGCTATCTTTAAAAAGAAGAGCATCGGTGCAGTAACAGATAAACAATTTACAGGTGATTTGGGTAAGTTTATGAAGTAACTTGACAAATCAATAATACATGATATAATATAAGTAGAATTAAAAATACCACAGGGGTAGTAGAGGTTTCAATTTCTCCTCCTAGTTCAACCAGCTAGGTACAATCGAAACCGTTCTCTCACTACATACTCCTGTGGTATTACTATATAATAATGAATACAATTTAATTAATGGAGAATTATGGTTAGAGCAGTGAACGTGGATGAAAGCCCCAATACTTTAGGAAATCCCCCAAAAGAAGTTAAATCAACAGAAGTATCAATCTCTAATCCCGATGAGGAAGTAGAATTTATTGTTGATCATGGTAGTGATGATTTAAATATAGATGCGGTTTCTAAAAAAGCAATGGGTGGTACAGAACTTATGCAGAAGTGGCTTTTTGAAGAGTTGAATAAGAGAGAGCCGGGAATACAAGATAAGTTTCAATGGATCATGACAAGAGTTAGAAAATTAGATCCTGAAAAGCAACGACTTCTTTGGATACATGATTTAGCAAGTGATCCTGAAGTTCAACATTTGAAAGACCCAGAAAATTGGAAAAAATTTGAACGAATAGTTTTTGTTAGTCATTGGCAACAATATCAATTTAAAACACATCTTGGATTTCCGTATGATAAAGGTGTAGTAATTCAAAATGCAATTCGCCCTATTCCGGAACATGAAAAACCTAAAGTCGATGGTAAGATTAATGTGTGTTATTTTTCTACACCGCATCGTGGATTAGAATTACTTTTGAATGCCTGGGAGTTTATGACAAAAACTCTTGAGGAAGGATTGAATGCAGAGTTAAACATTTATTCTAGTTTTAAGTTATATGACCGGCCGCATTTAGATGAACAATTTCGGCATATATACAAACGTGCTCAAGATATGGATGGAGTTAATTATCATGGTACAGTATCAAATGATGAAATTCGTGAGGCATTAAAGACTCAACATATTATGGCTTATCCAAGTATCTATGAGGAAACAAGTTGTATCACTTTGATGGAAGCGGCTAGCGCAGGATGTTTATGTGTAGTACCGAATCTTGGTGCACTACCAGAAACAGGAGCAAACTTTCCCTGGATGTATGGTTACGAAGAAGACCCAGACAAACACGCACAAGTACATGGACATATTTTGGGTCGGGCTATTCAACATTTTTGGGATGATGATGTACAGAATCTATTGAAGATACAACGTAGTTATTTTGATATGTTTTATAATTGGGATTTACGGGCCGGTCAATGGCAACAATTCTTACACGCTATAGAAGACACTCCTGAAGTGAAAGCACAAAAAGAAGCTGTCCGAAAAGAAGTAGAGGAAGAAGCTGAATACGAGATAATAGAAGATGGCACAACTAGTTGATTTTTCACAAATCTTTATTGGTTCATACATGACAGCATCCAAATTTACTTCTGTAGATATGGATGTAATTAGACCTGCGGTATTAAATGTATTGCGTCTATATAGGACCAAGTTTGTAAGTGAATTCGGTGAATTAATTTTATGTTGTGATTCTCGAAAATCTTGGCGCAAAGAGCTTTTTCCAAACTATAAAGCATCTAGAAAAAAAACTAGATCTGCAGCCCCAGTCGATTGGGAAAATCTTTATGAATGTTTGAATCAATTAAAAGAAGAGTTGACGGAATGGTTTCCATATCAAGTACTTGAAGTGGAGAAAGCAGAGGCTGATGATATTATCGCGGTCTTAGTGGGACTATCAAATGAACGAACATTGATATTGTCAAGTGATAAAGATTTTGTTCAACTACATCAGTTTAATGTTAGACAATATTCTCCTATGCAAAAGAAGTTTGTTGAAGGAGATTCTAAATGGTCACTTCATGAAAAACTTATAAAGGGAGATGTGGGTGATGGTGTTCCAAATATTATGTCTGATGATAATGTTTTTATTGATGAAGGACGGCGCCAGAAACCAATAACCAAGAAGAAGGTAGATGCATGGTATGATTTAGATCCAGACATGTATTGTGATGCTGAAATGTTAAGAAACTATAATAGAAACAAACAGTTAATTGATCTAAGTGAAGTACCTGAGTCAATTCGTATAAATATAACAGAACAATTCGAAACAACCGCAGTTGGTGATCGTAAGAGACTCCTTACATATTTCATAAATCATAGATTAAAGAACTTAACAGAAAATTTAACGGAGTTTTAATTTATGAGTGTATTAAGTATTCCACGAATATTTGAAGATGTAGCTGCTGCAAATTCCTTTGGAGCTAGAAAAAAAGTTCTATTGGAAAACGAATCAAATCCACTAAAGGACTTATTAAGATATGCCTTTCATCCAGATATAAAATTTGCTCTACCTTCTGGTGAACCACCGTATAAAACGATTGGTTCTCCTGATGAGTACAATCCTACATATCTATATCCCAATATTAGAAAATTTTATCTATACATTGAAGGGGGCCATGATGGACTTACTCAATTACGAAGAGAACAACTTTTTGTATCAATGTTAGAAAGTTTACATCCTAAAGAGGCTGCAGTTGTAATTCAAGTTAAAGATAAAAAATTAAAGTATAGAGGTTTAACCTATAAATTAGTCAAAGATACTTTTCCAGATTTAATACCATAAATGATTAATATAAACAAATTTGAAAATAGAATAGTTAATTTTAAGCGTATATCTGAAGGCGTTGAAACTACCAAAGAAGCCGAACTACGGCGAATTGATTATGATAAATCTTCAGCTCTACCACGTTCCGTAACAGCTAGATTTGTTGAACCATTAAATGCCGTGATAACTTTAGATTATGATAAAAATACTAAAACATTTAGAGGGCCATTAGGTCCTGATATTTTAGAATCAGATTTTGACATCACAGCTTTTATTAAAAGTTCACAACTAGGTTCAGGCAATGAAGTTGTTGTACGAAGTCCTAAAAGAAACAGACCAAAGTTTTAGGAACGTTAACCTATAAAAACGAGGAACAATGCAGAAATATCTTTTATTTCTTTTTGTATTCATTGTTAGTAGTTTTGTAGCTACCTCAGTAGGAAGTTCTGGTTCACCCCAGGTTAAAGACTTTCTCTGGTTTCACCCACAAAACACTACAGTAGATGGATTGGTTGAAATAGCAGATAATGTAATAAAGAAAAATCTTCTAATTGATGAAAAAGAAGTTATGTGTATGGCAAAGAATATATTTTTTGAAGCTGCGATAGAAAGTACTGCAGGAAAATTAGCCGTTGCACAAGTAACATTAAATAGAGTAAACTCCAAGTATTATCCAAATACAGTTTGTGGAGTAGTTTATGAAGGCCCACATTATACGGGAAGTAATGGTCTACAATTACCAGTAAGAGACCGTTGTCAATTTAGTTGGTATTGTGATGGTAAGGGTGATGAGCCAAGAGAAGACACAAGATTATGGACCGACACTCTAGAGTTAGCAAAATATGTTCTCTTGAGACAAGATGATTTACCTGACATTACAGATGGTGCTCTTAATTATCATGCTGATTATATTGCGGCTCCAAGATGGGCAGGTAGAAAACACAAAACAGCAAA